TCTTCAAGTAATATAGTTTGGAAATCTAAATCCGCATCAATTTTTGCATTAGTGACAAAATTAGATTTAAATCCCATATAATTATGCGGAGCCTGTGTTAATGTAATCTCAGGAATTTTACAGGTTTTTACGTGTAATGCAAAGTCATCACCATCATCGTCGCCAGCTATAAACAACTTATTATTGCCACCTGAACCTTTATAATTTGTTTGTTTTATAATGGAAGCCGGAAGTATCATCCTCCATCGCGTTTTTCTACTGGGATCTTTAAGATGATCTATCGCGCTTAAATAAAATTGTGTTTCTATAGGCATTTTACATTTCCTCCTAAAACTTATATATAGTTTATATAATTGTTATGTCCGTAATCTGGTTAATATCCTCTCCTGTGCGCTGAACTGTAGTTCTAAGTGTTATATACTCAGAAGAACGTGTAGGCTGGAGAGTAACATCCACAATTAATTGATTAGTATCAATGATTATCTGTGGGTTATTTTCTTCGTCGCATTTTACAGCACCTGCTGTCAAACCAGGAGGGTTGGATGTTTTAATCACATCTAATTGTGCTTGCAGGTCAGCTACTATATTAGCTCTCAGTGAAGGTGTGTTAAGTTTAAATACCTTAACTTCCAAATAATTAGCAAATCTCTTATGAATACCAGCTACCAACATAATAACATTCATTCTGTTAAGAGCAGTTGACATTTTCAACATTGTTTTCTGTCCATAGAGCACTTGTCCCTGATCGTTTACACGAGTTGGGTTAATGTTACTATCGTACAATCTAGCAATGTCAGAATTAGGATCTTCAGCGTAGTTATAAGTACGCTCATATTTCTGCCTTGCAGATAAAGCGCCCGGAATTCGTCCAGTATCGTATCCAGCAGGTGGAATCCAGAAAGCATTCCCTGATCTATTCTGTGTGATAACAGCCGCTACTTCGATTGATTTAACCGCTTCAGCAGTAAGTTTTGTATAAATCGTATCATTAAATAATGAACGACCATCCCAAATACCACCCCAACGAGCTATAACACCTTGCCCACCGACCCCTATCATCTTTTCAAGGGCAACATCGATTTTCTTTTCGTCTACACCATCAAATATACAAAACATGTCTTTTCTCTTTTCACAGATATTAAGCATGGCATCCATAACTGTGTAGTTAATCTGCTCCATTCCTCTCATGAAAAGATTACTGATTGTGGTACCCGCCGCAATAAGCATATCAGCACCAGCACTATCTTTATCTATAAACAACTCCCAAGCAGCCGATAAAATTGATGCCGTATTGTTGTTAGCTGGATTATATGTCCAGATAGCATCATTCACAATTGCAGGGTCAGATGCGTTAAGAGATACTGCAGAAAATGTACTTTGAATCAAATCACTTGAGTCAACGCTCTGCGAAAGATTAAAATTACCTGCCTCTGTTGCTGCTTCAAGTGCTGCATTTTCATTTATCTGGAATTTCCAGCCTTCTTCAATGCTACGAACCGCTTCAGCAATATATAGGTTAGAATCCCCGATAACGTAAGGAATTATTGTACCTTGGAAATTGTAAGTTTCTCCATTAAAGAAGTAACTAACATAGAGATAAATTTTTGCGGCTACCAAACCGTCAGAGTTTAATGTGTATACTCTGGTTTTGGTTCCGTTATAATTTACATCAATGTAAGCTTCGTCAGCAAGACCAAGATTTACAAAACTTCTACCAATAGTACTATCAATGAGAATTCCTGTAGAAGTCGCGCTAATAACGTAAGCGTATGGGTCCGTTCCGGGTGCTACTACACCGACTTCTGTGCCAGTCACAAGACCTGTTCCGGTTGCAGAAATTACTTGGTTAAGTGCGCCCGCACCTGATTGTACGGTTTCAGGGACATTAAGTCCATGGGTTCCAATTACGTCTACACGATAACCATTAGAGTTAACAGCCAAGTTAGTACCATTACTCTTAGTCAAGTTAGTGATTTTGTATATATTAGTTACTAATTCCTGCGCTAATATATCCATATCAGTACATGTGATTGTTTTATTTACCAAATCAACAGCAGAAATTACGTATTCAGTGTTAGCAACAATACCTGATGGTAATGCATCATCCATGCCATTTGTTACATTTGTTGCTTTTGAGAATATTACTTTATCGCCTACTGCAAACAACGATGCGTTATTAACCGTAATTTTATTGGTTGCAACAACCACGTCCGTTCCAGTGAAAGACGCTCTTACAAGAGATCCTGTAAAACCAGAGTTTGTAACAACTGCATCAACAAAATTTTGTGCGGTTCTAGTTATATTGAATATTTTGCTTGTTAAGCTACCATCTAAATTAAAGGTAATAGCAACCGATGGATTTGCAACAGTGCCAATTGTAAGTTCTCCATTTGATACACTTGTTACAATATAATCTGTAGTGGTTGCTGTTACTGCACTATCCAATGTAGTGCCGGTAAATCTAACAATGTCACCAGCCGTCCAAGTCCCTGTGTCTACGGTTATCGTACCACCTGTGGTAGTAGATTCTAAGTATGAATCCTGTTCAATCACCACTCCGTAGTCAGACCCAGATGTGAGCGTAGGTGTTGCAGGGTCTCTGAATTCATAGGTAACCGAAGTTCCATCTGATAATTTTATTACAACTGTATCTCCTTGCACAACAAATCCAGTTGTGATGTTTGTGAGGTCAATATATTCATAAACTTTACTTGACATACCAGATGCAACTGTTTTAACCTGTAATGCGTCAACGCCACTTGTAACAGTGTCTTCGTTAACGAATACCACTCCGTCAGTTTCTGTGGCTACTACAAACCAATCCTGATTTGTCTGAAAAATTTTATCAGACGCTACTACTGATACAGTGTAACTTCCATTAAAATTAGTTGTCCCGCCAATTATAATACTATCGCCCACAGAAAGGCCATGGTTCTGAACAGTAGTAATGGTAGTATTATCACCCGAAGCTGCTGCTATAGAACTTATATCTAATCTGTCACCCGCTCTGTTAGTAGATGTAGGGTCGCTATTCATTATAGCGAATAGAGGAATTTTTTCAGTTCCGCTATCAACATCAGCTACATCACCGCTATCAACTAAAAAGTTAATATTTGTATTTTCTACAATAGCTTCTTGGATGGTGTAAATTTCACGCTCACCTAACCCGGAAATACCATCTGTGATATATCTGGTAGCAGCGTAATGATCAATCTGCAAACTATCGGCTGGTTTAGTTGCGTGAGGAGAGTAATCATACTGTACCATAAAGGTATCAGTTTTTAACTTCTGATTTGTATCGTAATCAGCATCAGTATCGTCAGTTATAACGGCTTCGCCATAAGGACGTACAAATTCTACAAATCCACCAGCATTTATAATTGCTCTAGCAGCATATAATGCTTGATTATATTTGGGGTTGTTGAACCCAGAACCTAATTTAACATCAATATTACTTGTAGAAAAAATATCGTGAATTACATTAAATTCACCTCTGGCAGCATGTCCAACAAGACCGCCTACTATATTGGGATTTAAAACTAAATTAACTTCACTTAAATCTCTTAATCTTATTCTTACACCGGGTGCACCCTGTCCAAATATGGCCATTTTATCACTCCTTAAAAACTAACGTAATACATTTTATTATTAGTTTATACAAGTAATAAATTTCCAATTTTTTTTAATAAAAATAAACTATTATATATATTGAGTAGTTTAATTATGGCTATCTATATAAACTATTAGTTGTAAAAGGTATATATCATGGATAAACGAAAATTTCATCACTTCTTAAATGCACTAAAGGACGAGCACGAAAATTACATTGAGCTTATCGAAGCTATCCAAGAGAAATTCGAAGATAATGTAAAGCCCATCACCGACGAAGAAGTAAAAGCTTTAAAGCAACATCCGCTTCAATTTGTTAAAAAAATACCAAATTCGGATAAACGTGAATGGACAAGTCAATTACATATATGGGCAGAACAAGGCGTTCCAGAAATCCTTGACTTGGATCCTATATATCTTGCTTTTAAAAATTCGGTTGGTGATACTGTATTAATGTCTCTTGTATCATCTGCTGCTGGGGCATATACAGAGAAAATTAAATATGATCTTATAAAAAAAGTTCTTGATACTGACTTATCTTACGTTGTCACCGAAAAAGGTGAAAATGGAGAAGATTCAGTAGAAGATAAAAATGTACTCGATATCAAGGATTTAAACGGGCAAACCCCAATTGATTTTTTAATAGATTTCGCTTTTGGTACTGGGAATTACAAGAATTATTTAGGAGATCCCAAACTTCAGATGATTTTAAAGAAATTCAGCGAAGTTAATGATACAGAAAATAGTGAAGAAGAAAATAACAAAATTGATGAATTAGATGCTAAAGCTCAAAGTCATTAACAATTTTACTTAATTCTGTTTTCATTTTTTCAGTTATATCTTTAAATTCTTTAGTAAATGTATCTTTAAGTACATCTACTTTTCCTCTGAGAACATCCATGTCCATGCCTTCGTCAATCAGCTTCTGTGCTGTTTCTTCGTCCACTTTAAAGTAATGTTGAATCACTTCAATGTCGGTCATTTTTCCTAAATCTGCCATTATTTCTTCGCTTTGCTTATTTTAACTTTATCTGGTTCATATGCCATTTCGTATAAATGGTTTATATGTTTTTCATCAAATATTTTATTATCAATTAACGATTTTGCTTCATTTTCTGAGCAATCGAATAGTTTACATATTTTATTGGCATAATCTTTATTAGATTTTGTCTTACTGGTTTTAGTTTTTTGCCACTTACCATACATGGATTTTCCGTCCAGTTGAGTAAATGCCATACATTGAAACTTTTTGGGTAATCTAGAAAATCCTATCGTATTAATGGCATCACATACAGGCATTGAACCGGGTACCATTGAAAATGCCACTAATGTACTCCAAAAATCAAATGATTCTTGTTCTTCCTGAGTAGGAGGAATACATTTAGTTCTTCCGCTTAAAAAATCGAACGGATTAAATCTACCCATGAAGCAACCTAATAACCTTAGATATCATCCCAAAAATATTGACCTCAGGTTCCATCCTATCAAATGCTGCCATAAATTGATGATCTGAGACTATTTTACCTAATGAAAGTAAATGTTTTTTAGAAAACTCATAATCATTATCCACTATATAATTCAATAAAGGAAGAAATATACCATTTAAATCTGAAATATATTCGGTGTAATATTTTCTAACAGGCAGAATATCATCATTTTCTTTGATAAGTTCCCATAATGCCTTGATATGGTCTAAGGTAATTGTTGATATATCGCCTTCTATAGAACCGTTATGGCTATCAAAATTATATTGCATTTGATTTAACATAGCTCGCATATCAGGAAAATTGATTTTAGCTATCTGAATCATTGTATCTTCATTTACTTTTCCACCAACTTTATCAGTTTCTATCTTGGCTATTTCATTTAGTCGTTTCCACATGGCTTTTTTGATAGATTTGTCATTATGGGCAAAAGAAACGGGTATGCATCTAGAGCGAACAGCCTCAGGAATCAAGTGGAGATGGTTACATGTGATAATAAACCTTAACGTGTCTGTAGTGGCCTCTATAAGGGGCTGTAGGGCCGCGTAGAAGGCGTTTATATTACTTCCGGGCACTCTGTCGCCCTCATCAATAACAACGAAGCGTGGCTTCTCGTTGACGCTCATTTGCATACCATAGGATGCAATCGCATCAATCAAATCTAGACGGGATTCTGAAGCAGAACGAACAAACATATAATCACACCCATGCTCTGCAGGAATTACCCTAGCAACGGTTGTTTTTCCAGTTCCGGGACTTCCAGAGTGAAATATCATGTTTTGGAAACTATTTCGCTCAAACTTGGAATTAATATTATTCTTAATTTCGTCAGGTAATATAACATCAGCTAATTTAGCAGGTCGATATTTCTCAGTCCATGCGCTATTCTTTAGCTCAGTTATCTCTTTACCTAGTTTATTCTGCTCCTCAGCTGCTTGAATAACCGCATCTGGATTAGTTAATAGATCCATAATTATCCTCTATTTAGGGTACCTAGTAAATATAAGAATTTTTATAAACTGTATTTAGATTATCATGAATAAATTTGTTAAATATCTCAAACAGTTAAAAACTGGGAATAACTCTAATTTATTAGAGACCATAGAAACTGCCTTTAAATTGATATTTGAAGCCCCAAGTTCCGATGATGCTAATAAACCACCTCAAACGGTTGGTACAACTGGCCCGCCTGCAAACGCTATATCTTTTAACCCTAATGATAAAGCTGACTATTTTAAACAAACTTTACCAAATAATAAGCTTAAACAAGTAATAAAAGCACAGTCTTTTGGTAATGGTGTTAAATATTACCCTATCGCTGGAAAAGGGGCTATTACATTAGACCCTCTCAAATCGGGGCAAGGTCGTAACGATAATGCTAATATTAGCTCTGGTGAATGGGCTGGAGATAGCGGTGGCTATAATCTAGGTGGCCCGTTAAAGTAGTTACGTTAGGCAGTTTTTCTATCTAATTCACTATTATCTTCCGCTACAATTGCATTACAAAGGTCAATAGAATTTCGGATTCTTTGGGATTTTTCCTTAAATGGTTTTTCTTCATAATTATATTCGATGGTTTTTATCTTCTCAATCAATATATCACCATTGTTTAAATCGTCTAGGTCAAAAAACCCAGCATCATTTCCCAGCATTAACCCTAGCCATAAGCGTTCTATTTTAACTTTTTCTGTTGGTACCTTAAACTCTTCTCCGTCAACATCAAATATTAAATAAGATACACTCAACACATTATCAAACGGTTTATCTGAATCCATTATATCAGTTAAAATTTTAATTTTTTTGATTACCTTTTGATCGTATACGTGCAGGCCATTAGTTGTACATACCGATACATCTTTTTCTTCTACAGTCTGATTTATTGGTATCTTAGTATTTTTCCAATCTTCTTTTATTTTCAATAATTTTTCTTTATCAAATGGTAAGTTATATGGCTTATAACCATCCACTATTACCGTAAAATTTTTAATTGTATCATTTGAAAAATCCATGGTTAATATATTGGTTATGATGTCAGTTATTATTTTAGAAAATTCTCCGTTTTTAACGGTGAATCTATAAAATTTTTCTCCATCAAATAATACCACGTTTCTTGTCTTGCATTTATTTTTACGTTCATCTGGTGTCATTGTATTTTACTCCTTTAGAAGATAATCTATTCCTATTTAAATATAAGTTATTCAAAGCAATTCCATCATAGAATCGCGTTCATCGTATTCAACTTCGCCCCATCCTACCGCATCGAAAAGTCTATTCATTACATTTGCAAATCCAGTTTCCCATTGAGCATTCCAGTCTACATTAAATCTGTCTACTATCCTCTGAGGGCATTCGTCTCCGATAAAGGCAAGTGAGTTAATTCCAAACTCATTATGTGCCAGCTTTAGGAACTTTGCTTTTGCTCCGCCATATATAGGTTCGTACATTTCATCTTTTAATATTTCATCATTTCTGATTAAAAAATTCCACGCCGCCCCCGCACGTACTCGCCAATCTATTTTTTTCCTATCTTCCTCGGTCATCTTTAACATATCATCATAATCAGGTGGATCTGTTTTAATACCAGATGGAATAGCCAAGTCATATATTTTACCTTCCTCTGCCATGGCAAAGAAATCAGTTTTTATCTTAATATATTCATCGCGTATATGCGACTTATCCATTGTATTAAGAAGTTCTTTAACGCAATTCAAAACAAACTTACGAGAAAATGGGGTAGTAGAACTTCTAACAATTTCTAATCCAGTGACTTTAAACCGTTTATCTGGGTCATAAATTTTAATATCCTCGTTACTTTCTACGTTACATATGTATTTTTTCTTAGCTGTGACAATAGCCTGAGTTATACATTTTTCCCTTTTAAGAGTTAATGTATTCTTCATAAAATTCCATTTATCAGCGAATTTCTGCATTATACCAGAAAGAACATCTTCCATTAATACAGCATCTAATACCCTACATAAATCAGTTAGGCAGTGTCTGTTATAGAAAACCCTATATTCGCCTTCTATATACATTCCATCTTTAAACGCTTTAGCTTTGTGTTCGTTATCAATTTTAGTCCACGATTCACAATATTCTATGCATTTATTATTAAAATCTTTTTTGGAAGCTTTCTCTTCTGTATCTAATTGATAAGACGTTTTATATATAATCTTATTCCCTTTAACTACGGTGACTTCAACTTCTTTATCTACTTTATCAATGAATGGTAAGTATATGTCTTGATATTTAACAAAGAAAGAATCAGTATCACCATGAGACAGTCTATTATAATGGATATCTACTTTGCCTGTATCTTCATTTACTTCTTCAAAACTTCCTTCGAGAGATTCGTCTATGTTAGGGGGTGCGCCGAATGCATCTATAAACCTTGGATCTACCTTAAATTCCCCTTCCAAATATCGACAAAGATGTTTAATCGTATAAGTAATTAGTTCAACGCCAAATGCTGTAATAGTACCTGAGTTATCTAGATCATAGAATTGGAAATAAGGATTGCCTAATAGACCATAAAGACCGTTACCAAAAATTTTATAGGTCTTTTGCTTCATTTCATATACAGATGCCTGTGCGTAATCCCCTTCGCGCTCAAACTGCTGTTGTGTTTTTTTATGTCCTTTACGACCAATGAATATCTTCTCAGTAACTCGTGGTATGATACCTACTTTGTCGCTTCGATAAAATACCTCATAATCTATTTCTTCACTACCATCTCCATTAGTTTTAAAGACTTTTAAAGGACTTCTCACAAGAGTTGAAGGGTCTACGTCAGTCACCCGGTTCATATTTGCATCAAAATATTCACCATTCTTCAAAATAACTTTAGTTTCAGGAGAAGTATTTGCTCCCATGATAAATGAAGGATACATAGAACCATAATCATATGATACTAAATAAGTGTAGTATCCGACCTTAGCATACACATAAGCCCCAGCGAAAGACTGCCTTGGTCTATCTCTTAATGGGGGCATCGCAATTCCTTCGCGATGTAAATAGTTCAGAATAAATCCTACTTCCATTTTCTTGGTTTCAAATATACTCTCAAAAGGAACTCTAGCCTCAGCACATGCATGTATAGTAGTATCAAACATCTTACATGCTTTTTCGATGTTTACCATCAGTTCTACATCTTTAAAGTTATACCATACCCAATCATCCCAATAATTAACCCATGATTTATATTTATCGGGTAAAGGTGCTTTATGTTCACCCGTTTCAAGTTTACCTATGGTATCCAGTTTAAAATCATCTTGTTCTTTAATGGTAAACTTTCTGTATAACAGAAGAAAGTCCACCATTGCAGTTCCGCCCAGAACTAAATTATTGTCGCGTTTACTTACATATGCAGTTTTATATTGTTGAGGGAGTCTGCTCATTAACTTAATGTCAACATTTAATTTTGCTGCTCTATTAACTAAATAAGGGAAATCATAGTAATGCCCGTTCCATGCAGATAAGAAATCAGCCCCACCTTCTCCGATTTTGGTAAATAGTTCAGTTAATAAACCTCGTTCTGTTGGACAATTTATATATTCACAATTGGATTGAGATAATTTTTCTGTCAGTTCTGGTTTAATTTCTCTGTTCAGGCCGAATGCATAATATTTCCCTGTTTTAGTAAAATGTATGGTAACGCAGTTTACGGGATAATCTGCCTGATCCGCATGGGGGAACCTATCGGTAGCCGAGACCTCTATATCAAGAAAGCATATATTGAAATCGGATACGTTTACTGGTATATCATCCATTTTTTTGTAATGTTCTTCTAACCATCTGGTTCTAAAATCTATATCACATTCGGCAATATCATTATGTGCACCCATATTATATTGTCGAATGTCCATTTCTTCTTTACCCGTAACTATGATTTCATATAGTTCCCTACCAAATATATCTACCATTCCAGAAGGTTTTGCATCATTTTGTCCTTGGACAGGAGTGTATGAACGGTGTTTAACCCTAAACCCGTTTTTTGTGCCATCTGCATACCATATAAATATCAGGTCATTAAACCTATCATGGTGAATAGCAGTATACATTGGGCGATTTTCGGGGGAATTATCGGGCATAGAGTCTCCTGTCCTAAATATAAGAATTTTTAGACATAAAAAAGGAACATTTTATTAAAAAATGTCCCTTAATATATTGAGAATCTGTTATTATGAAATGATCATTTCCAGATTATATCAAATCCGTTAATGACGGCATCTACAAACTTAGCGTTTTCGTCGGTTTTGATGCTTTCTACGAATCCTTTAAATTTATTGATGCTTTCGGTCAAATTAACTTTATTCTGTTTTTTAGCAACTTCTTCGAATTTCTTCTTAGCATTTGCTTCTTTGACCATTTCTTTTTGAGTAGATTCAGCATTTTTGTCAACTTCTGCTTTATCAGCTGACCCAGAAGGTGTATGCTCAGAATTCGTATTTGCATCTACAAAATCTTTCTGCTTAACAGGAGCCGCAGTAAGGAACTTGTCTATAGAGTCCATACCAGCCGCTGGTTTTCCGGGATTTGCTGCTGCTTCGGTTTTACCTTTGCATTCGCATTTACATTTACCTTTACATTCGCATTTATCTTTACATGCTTCTGCACATTCCTCTTTAACACATTCTTTTTTAGCTTTAGGTACAGCTTTAAGTGCAGCTTTAGGTGCAGCTTTAGGTGCAGCTTTAGGTGCAGCTGCTTCTGGCAATGCTTCTTTGACCTCTTTAGCCAATTGGTCAAGATCCAATTCTCCGCTAATCTTACCAGCATTTTCCAAAATACTTTCTACTTCTTCTCTGCTCTCTATTAATACTTCTTCATTAACACATTGCGTTAATACATTATATGCCTGTTCGTCTACAACGCCATCCGCTATTTTTTCTGCTATTTTTGCGCCCTCAAGCAGTTTTTCCATACTAAATAAATCGTACATAATTTTCTTCCTCGTTAAATAAAAATATTAACTAAGTTTTTATTTCTATATTTAGTTTATACAATAACAAATTTATATAAACTTTTAATAACAACATTTGGAAAATACCATGAAAATAAAAGCTATTGTAGAAGAAACCCGGTTAATAAGAGACGCAAATGAAAGACTTCCCGTAAATGAACGGAATGAAGCTAAAGTTAAAGGGTTATATAGGTCAGCTGCTGCTGAAGTAGATCATGACAGAAAATTTAATCCTGAAAAATATATGTATATGTCTGATGGTGAAATGGCTGAATTAGTAAAAAACAAATTTGATGAAAAAATAGCTGATCTTCCGGGAATGACACCAGATAAAACAGAAAAGTCAGAAGATATTGAATTAGCCGAAGATGAATTTGCTGATGAAATGGGAGGAACTCCTGAAGAAATTTCTGAAGAAACTCCGCAAGATGACGGATTAGGAGACATCATGGGAGATGCAGAAGTAGACGACATCATGGGTGACATGGGAGATGCAGAATTAGACGACATCATGGGTGACATGGGAGAAACTACTGATGAAGAACCTACCGACGAAGAAGATAGTGTAGAAAATATGTTCGGGGACGAAGAAACTCCATCAGATGAGTCTGAAGATGAAGATGAAGATAGTGCTGCTGATAAGGTTAATGAAGATTAACCTAAAAGGGGATTATCGTGTTCGGTAAAATACATATCCGTATCTAATATTTTACATTTTTCGGGATCAATTATTCTAATAAATCCTTCTTTTGTTATTCCCATTATTTTATCATCAATGAATTGATCAAACTTTAATTCTTGACTATACGAATCATGGGTTGGCGTTCCATCTGCTTCGAATCCTAATGACGCATAAATTAATTTAGTTCCCTTTTCCATTACGCCTCCAACTTTTTAGTAGTTTCTACCATTCTATAATCTGTGAAAATATCATGTATATATTGGATCTTTTTTATAAATAGCTCGTTCTCGTATGAAATATATATGTTATTAGTATGAGCATACCGCTGTATTTTAATACCATCTACTTGTGTATTAGTAACCATCCATTGAAATATATCGGTATCAATTGTAATTGGTGTTTCTGCTTGCATTATGCATTCTAATAAAACAGATATTTTATATCTACCATCTAATCCAGTTTTTATTTCTGCCATCTGATCTTCTAATTTAGATATACTCGCAACCGAAATAGGAGCAGGTTTATTAACCCTGTTTACCAACGTCATAACAGCTTCGGCATTCTTAGGGTCAACTACACAAAAATCTTCAAGTTCATCATCTGATATTTTAAATCCCTCGACTTCTTTTTCTATTTTATATATAAAATTATATCCACCCGCCTCTACTATCACTGAATCATTGAATACATGAAATTTGACATTTTCTATATCTCCCGTACCCGCCATTAAATTCAAAAAATAGAATGGTATGAACACAGTAAAATCCTTGAAGAATAACTGATCTCGGTAGCTTTTAATAATCAATGAAGTTTTTAGTCCATTATAATCTGTTTGGAATGATATCTTTTTATCATTTATAACAACATTAACGCCTTCTGTTTTATGTTCAATGTTCATACGAAGAATATTAAATAATGATAAATGGTCTAATTCAAACATTGCAATCAAATCAGCATCCCTTGATGATTTAAATTCTCTTCGTGGAAATTCCATCTCATGAATCTTTAAACTCACTTCCAGTTCATCATATTCCCGTAGTTCATTATAAAAACCGGATATCACAAGATTAGGATTGCTAGTATCTGTCTCATCAAGTTTAAAAGAAATAAATTCAGTACTATCTGAAATAGAATTTTGTACAACATTATAAAGGTCATATAAATTAACAGCAATTGATTTTTCCAGTATTGGAGTTGTGTGTTTATTTAAAGGGGATATTTCTGTCCAAATAGAAACATCTGTACTGAAACGAATTATATTAATGTCTTCTTCCTCATCTTTTTCAGCGGGTTTTGTATAACATTCAATATAAATTAATTGGTTTTCGGCATCTTTTAAATCCCTCAGACCTTGTGCTAAAAAATTTAACTTTTGTTGGATATTGCTATATGCACTAATATCCATTATGGCAGGTTTCTTTTCTTTGTTTACTTCTAATTCTGCAGTCATTCAATATCCTCTTCTTTATCAGTTGTTGTATTACATGTATCGCAAAGAGTACGTACCCATCCATCATTTCTTCGCTTTCCGGGCTTACCGCAATATTCACATGTTTCTTCTGATTTACATTCGGCTTCATCAACTAATTTATCCATCTCATCTGTAAAGCCATTAGTATAAAATCTCAGAGATCCGAATTTTTCTTTTACTTGTGATGCAGTCGCGTGATATTCTTCGTATCCTTTACAACTACAGGGTACTTTTTTATAAATTACAGGTGATATAAATTCACACAACTCATTAATCCATAATTTAAATTTCTGTATAATCTTCTTGTATATCGCTAATGGTTTAGATTTAGGAACCGTAAACCACATCTTCTTAAAAGGGTGGTACGGTATTTTATGTACCGTGATGCATTTATTATTTATAAGATAATTGTGGGCAATACGATCACATCCACAGAAACATGTTTTATCCTTAGTTTCATCCATTTGTTTCTTTATCAGGGGTTCCAATTTAGACGACAATTCATAAATCAGATCATACCACCCGTCTGAGTGTGAAAACCCCCAACACATGCATGTATGGGACATTGGTAATTTATGTTCCGCGTAGAGTAACGGAAACTCTTTATATAATTTTTCTTCTAATTCGTGTTTCATGTATATAAATATAAGTTTTTTAACCAAAGAAAAAGGGCCTTTTTCATGGCCCTTTAATATTAAATATATAGTTTTTTATTTTTCTTTAGATTCTTTAGGTTCTTCTTCGGCTTCTCCTTCGCCTATTTCAGAAAATTCGTTTGTTTCTGATGGTAAACCCAGTTCTATCTCGGCTTCTTTT